GGTAAATATGCATTGACAGCAACTCAACTTGAGCAAGCGGGAACTATCAAGCCCGGAAGCGCGGCATTAGTTAATTCATTGGCTCAGTCTACTGGAAATGTTTCTAAATCATTGACACAGAATTTGTTTACTGGTCAAGAAGGTGCGCAGTCATTGCCACAATTGATATCAAGCGTTCCTGCACAAGGTGCGTCATTGAGTAAGACATTACAGCAGGCTCAAACATCATTGCAATCAGCAGGTGCTATAAGCGGTGCCGAGACCGCTAGCCAGATAGGTGGCATGGTTCTTGCCACAACTAAAAACGGATTAAACTCTACATTAGATGCAGTCAAATCATTAGGCAATCCAGGAGCAGCCATTGCCGGAGTTACCGGAGAAGTAGATGGAGTAATCAAAGATATTGCGTCTGGTAATTTTGCATCAGGTATAGGCGACGGCTTAGATGGGGCTTTAAGTGGAATACAGAACTCAGTAGATGCACTCATCAAGTCACCCAGCCTTGATGCTGTAATTGATCAAGCCAAAGGTGTAGCCGCATCTGCATTCAGCGCAATCAAAGCCTCATTCAAGCCATTAGAAGCAGGTGTGCCGCAGAATCTTACTGAGATTGCTAAAAAATCGGCCGAAGGTACTATGGCTGCCTCAGAATCAAGCATCAATGAGATAGCATCACAAACAGGTACTTCTATTTTAGGTCAAGGCGGACTAGTTGATGCGGTAGGCGGCGCAGCCGGAGGTCTGTTAAATCAAGCAAAATCTATATTGCCCAATGCAGGTAGTGTTGCTGACAGTTTAGTGAAAGCCAGCACTATTTTAGGTTCGGTAACTGGCAACAACGCTTTAGCATCAGTCACTGGTAAGTTATCGGCTGTGTCAAAAACTGCAACTACAGTAGCCACTGCATTTGCTAGCCCGTCATCATTATCATCTTCTTTGACATCGGCACAAGGTTTAGCACAGACAGCAAGTAATATTAAATCAGGATTGATATCAACAGTCAACTCCTCAGTAGCAAGTGGTTTGTCTAAACTGCCTGGTGGACAAGGAATGGCTTCTGCTGTGACTAATCTAGCCGCTGGGGCATTACCAAGTTTACCGGGTACTGGAACATTGAAGGATGCTATAACAGGATCGTTTAACAAAGCATTGACTGGGGTAGATAATCTCACAAAAGATGCATCAGACTTATTAAGCAAAGCAACAAGTTCAGGAGATGGACTAAAGGGTCTATTATCTGCTGGTCTACCTGCAGGCGCCGCCAGCGAGTTGCAAAGCGCAATGTCTTCATTAGCAAGTCCTGGGTCGGGAATAAAGATACCTAGTGTTGGATTTAACACTACGGATAGAAGCACTATAACAGAGGCTGTAACAAGTCAATTGGGTGATCCTGGAATACCGACACCTACATTCGGTGAAATCGATGAAGCCGCAGAAGGCACTATCGATGATATCGAACAACAGGGAAGAGATTATATCGCTGAATCAGATATATTGACAAAAGAAAGATCAGCGGCTGAAGCAAACATTGAAGCGAAACTAGATGCATACCTAACTACGCAGTTTAACTATCCGGCTGGCGACCCTGCGATAGATGAAGCAAGAGATGAGTATTACGCTGCCATCGAAGAATGGGAAACAATAATAGCACAAATTGACGATTTACCTAACCAATATCCTGCTATAGCATCTGCTATAGCATCATCTACAACTCCTAACGTAGCAGATGGAGATAGTGCTACTGGTATAGGGGCAGCCACATAAAGTAACTAAATACTAATATGTCACAATATGTAGGATTCAGCACTATAGGCGCAAATCAGCCTAAAACAACTAATGCGCCCACCGGCACAGGTGGCGGTGTGGGTTCTATGATAAACCCCATCAATCCAGGTAAAAAGTTTAAATTAACCGATGAAAATTTAGTTATCAGAGATTTTATAAATGCTTTGAACATACGCCAAGGAGAAAAGGTTGGACAACCTAGTTATGGTACTACATTATGGAATTTTGTATTCGAACCTAACACTCCTGACATGCAATTTGCATTAGATAACGAAATCAGACGAGTGGCCAGTCAAGATCCTAGAATATTAATAGATTATGTAAAAGCATACCCTCAAGAAAATGGCATATTGATGGAAGTTCAGATAGGCGTACAACCTTTTAATCAGGCTCTTTTACTCAGCGTCTTTTTCGACAGCAGTACTAATCAAGCCCGTGTACAATCTTAAAAACTCGGTTTTTTAGGTTTGATAAATATTAAATTAGAGATAAACTATGGCTACAAGTTCAAGACAGGCAGCATTATTCGGGGTCAACGATTGGAAAGCAATCTATCAAACTTTTCGTGAGGCCGACTTCCGAAGTTATGATTACGAGACATTACGTAAGAGTTTCATCGACTACCTGCGTGTCTATTATCCAGAAACATATAACGACTACATTGAGAGCAGTGAATTTATCGCATTGCTTGATGTCATGGCGTTCATGGGTCAAGGTCTAGCATTTAGAAACGACTTAAATGCCCGTGAAAATTTTATCGATACAGCAGAACGCCGTGATAGCGTCATCAAACTCGCGAATCTAGTAAGTTACACACCAAAACGCAATCTATGTGCTGAGGGTGTTTTAAAAGTTACTAGCATCACAACTAGCCAAAGCATAACTGATCTAAATGGTGTAAATCTAAGCAATCTTCCTATATTATGGAACGACCCTGCTAACCAAAATTGGTTTGAACAATTCAACACTATCATCAATGCCGCATTAGTAAGCACACAAAGGATAGGACGTCCTGGAAACGTCAGCGACATATTAGGTGTGAACACAGCAGAATATAGTTTGCAGATACCGCAGAATACATTACCGATAGTACCTTTCACTAGCACTATCGATGGACAAACAATGGATTTCGAACTAGTCAGCGTTACTAGCGTTGATGAAGATTATCTATATGAGATACCGCCTGCACCAACAGGACGTTTCAATATGCTTTATAGAAATGATAGACTTGGATTTGCTAGCGCAAATACAGGATATTTCTTTTACTTCAAGCAAGGTATATTGAACAACTATGATTTCGTGTTAGAACAACAGATCGCTAACCAAGCAGTAGACATCAATATTCAAGGTGTCAACAACACAGACACATGGTTGTATCAATTAAATGATAATAACAACACTAGAATTTTATGGGAAAAAGTAGATAACATCTATGCTGATGCTTACCTACAAACAGAGACTAGCAAGAAAAGTATTTTCAGCGTAAACTCACGTTTCAATGACCAAGTAACTTATATTTTCGGTGATGGCGTGTTTAGCAATATACCAGTCGGCACATTCCGTGCTTATGTACGCGCAAGCAATGGCTTGACATATACTATCGATCAGATAGAAATGCAAGGCATCAGCGTTGCATTCACATATATCAGCCGTGAAGGTCGTGCAGAAACATTAACAGTTGGCTTGCAATTATCACAGCCAGTAAGCAATGCTCAGGCACGTGAAAGTTTACCAAGTATCAAGCAACGTGCACCAACACGTTACTATACACAAAATCGTATGGTTAATGGTGAAGACTATAACAACTTCCCATATACATTATACAGTTCAATCATTAAATCAAAAGCAATCAATCGCAGTTCGATTGGTGTATCAAAAAATCTTGACTTACTAGATCCTACCGGAAAATACTCAAGCACTAATAGCATAGGTAATGATGGTGGATTATGGATAGATGATAGCAATGCATACCTAGAATTAAACGTCACTAATGCAAGTAGCATAATCGCTTTCTTGACAGATACATTATCCGGTGCGTTAGCAGAAAATAGAGCAGTTCAATATTATCTCAACGCTACTGGAAACCCTACAAACGACCATTACAAAAGATTTGACATAAGTGAATCGTCAGGTACTGGAACTGTATATTGGAATACAAGTAATGTTAACGGTGATAATGAGAATGGATATTTCTATATCTTAGATAATACCATACAGACTCCTATCATGATAGGAACTCTTGCTTCTAATAATCTATTGTACGTCACTAAAGGTGCGTTGATAAAATTCATAGCACCGGCAGGATATTATTTTGATAAAAATAATAGATTAGTGCCAGGTATTGCTAGCACAGCAGATAGTACATTTATATGGACTACAGTATTGAATGTTGTAGGAGACGGCAGCAATACAGGTCAAGGCAATTTCAGCAATGGTGTAGGCCCTGTAACATTAAATGGTTATGTTCCTAATGGAGCAATATTAACTACAGTGATTCCATCATTCACTAATTCATTGTCGGTAACTATTATACAACAGGCTATACTACAAATTGAATTACAGAGAGATTTTACATTAGTATTCACTAACAGTGTACCGATCAACCAAGAACGCTGGTCGATCTTAGGAAGCGCATATCCAAATTGGTTTGTTAAGTTTACTAATATTGCGGAGAACAAATGGTCTATATTATTGAGATCAAACCGTTATTATTTCGGCAGCGTAGATGAAACACGATTCACATATGCATTAAATGAATTGGTATATGATCCTTTCAGTGGCAAGATATTACAAGATTACATTAACATGTTAGGTGTTAACACACAACCTAACTCTACTAGTGCTATTGGTAAAGATACAAAAGTTAATATCATAGGACAAACTGTACAAAGTGATGGTTATGTAAATGATTTTGAAGTTGAAGTAGCAAGTTCAGATGTTAATAACAGAGTGCTTGTAGTAAATCCTGACTTCTTCCAAGAGATAACCGGAGTGACTCCGGGTAGCGCAAACATTGGTAAATATGCGTTCTTTGAGTTAGTAGAAGACGCTATAAATCTATCCAGACTACAGTTGTTACCAAGCACAGATGTGATTTATTCTTATGCATTAAAGAGTCAAATTGAAGTTGTGAAATATGATTATCCAGTAGGACAATTGTTCTATGCATACACAGATAATAAATTTTACAAAACAGTACAAGATGTGACTGTGACACAAGCAAGTTATGTATTAGTAGAGCAAACAAAATATAGTGTTAAACCGGGGCGTCAAGGTTTAAGTTATCAGTATCGCCATAATAGCAACAACACTACCCGCATAGATCCGGCAACTACAAACATCATTGATTTGTATGTAGTGACACAAGCATACTACACTCAATATCAGAATTATATACAAGATACTACTGACAGAGTGTTAGAGCCAAGCAGACCTACTATCAATGAGTTGTCTGCGGCATATGGTCAGATTCAAGATTACAAAATGTTGAGTGATAGTGTGGTGTTAAATAGCGTAGTGTTCAAACCGTTGTTTGGACCTAAGGCTTCACCAGCATTACAAGGTACTATCAAAGTGATTAAAACAAGTGATACAACCGCAAGCGATAGCGAGATACGAAGTGCAGTATTGACTGCTATGAATAACTATTTCGATATCAATAATTGGAATTTCGGTGACACATTCTTCTTTTCAGAATTAAGCGCATATCTACATAATGAATGCGGAGAATTAATCAGTTCCGCAGTATTAGTACCAAACGATCCAACACAACCATTTGGGACTCTATATGAGATCAAATGCAGACCATTTGAAATTTTCGTTAACGCGGCAGTGGCTGATAGTATTTTAGTTATATCAGCGTTGACACCTGATCAATTACAAGTAGCATAAGATGACCAGAATAAGAACACTAGATTTTCTACCGGGCATATTTCAGACTGAAACTAATAGTCAGTTTTTGGCCGCAACATTAGACCAATTGGTAAATCCACCTGTAACAAAAACGATACAAGGTTATGTTGGTAGTAAGTTTGGTTATGGTGTCGATGCGAAAGATTATTATGTAACAGAACCAAACAAGGTTCGCAGAGATTATCAGTTAGAACCGGGCGTAGCATTCTTAAAGAACAATGAAGTAACTGCATATGATTTTATCAGTTATCCAGGTATATTAGATTCTTTAAAATTACAAGGTGCTATCACAAACAACAATAATGATTTGTTTAAGAGCCAATTTTATAGTTGGGATAGTTTCACTAATTTAGACATGATCATCAATTATAGTCAGTATTACTGGCTACCAGATGGTCCTCCCGCCGTAACGGTAGCGGCATCAACAGTATATACGACAAATGATTATCAAGTAACAGCATTACCTAGTGCATATAACATAAGAGCAGAGGGCGCAGGTGCTGGGTCAAATAATCCTACGATAACAATGTTGCGTGGTGGTAGATATACATTCAACGTTAATCAACAAACTCAATTTTGGATTCAAGGTGTTCCAGGCGTAACAGGTTACGACCCAACTCAAACTAATGTGCAGACTAGAGATGTATACGGTGTCACTAACAACGGAGCAAACAACGGTGTAGTTGTTTTTGATGTACCACAAAAGGATGCACAAAATGAATATAATTTCCCCGGTGATAACACTGTAGGAGTTGTCAGCACATTACCATTCAGTCAAATCAATGGTGCTAGACTTTCAGATATAGGAAGCATCGACGGAGTGACTTCATTGAATGGTAGAACAGTGATGTTCTATAACACTGGCATACAGAATGAAACAGGTTATGTCAGCATATTCTACGACACAACCATATATGATAAAAATAGAACATTAAATGGTATAAAGACGATAACTGCTACAGCAATAAATGGTCTTGGAAGATTAACAGTAAGTGATACTGCTAACTTAATAGTAGGAAACACATTAACATTTAGCGGAACAAGTTTCGGTGGAATACTACCATATGATCCTAACGTCATCATTCCTAGTGATGCGACATCTATGGTTGTAGGTAAGAAATACTTTATCTATGAATTAGGTAATGTTGATTGGATCGCTGCCGGAGTCAATGAAAATGCAGTATTAGATGCAGAGATAGTAGGAACAGAACTAAGGGTTTATAATACTATTTCTGGAGCATTCAGTATAGGTAATACATTGAATGGTGCAGGAGTAACAAACGGTACAAAGATAGTTGGCTATGATATGATCGCAACTGCGGCTAACGGTGTACCAACTTATACAATAGATGTTTCTCAAAATATACCAAGAGACACGATCAATGTTTATGCTATACAATTGGGTAAGATATTTACTTGTGACTCTATACCATCAACAACTGGATTAGTAGTTGAATATGAACCTACAATCTATTATATCACTGGTATTAATCCTAGCGATAACACCATCACTATATCAGAATCATTGAATGGTCCTACATTCAGTCCGATATCGGCTGCCTCAGGAAGCATGACTGCTTTCATTAATCAAGGTCAATATGAAGAAGGTTTCTATACAGAAGTAAACGATAATTTCTATACGATCATTTTCGAAGGTGATAGAGATGATCCTACATTAAGACTTATCCCTGCAGGATTGATACCTATCGAACAAAAGATCACTGCGTTATACGGTACACAATATGTAGGTCTTAACTTCTTTAAAAATCTAGCCGGCTACATAGAATTAATTCCATATATATCTGCACCTTTAGATACTCTTTATTATCAAGATGGCACTAACCCTAACAGAGTTGGTATAATCAAACTAATTGAAAATAATGAGACTAACGTAATCGACGTAACTAACGATATACTTGGAAAAATAAACTACACTGCTAAAAACGGCGTAGTATTCACCAATGGATTGAAAGTACAATTTAGCGGTGACGTGATTCCTAGAAGTTACTTGGACGGAGAATATTACGTTCAAGGTGTAGGTACAGGAATCGAATTGATCTCAGTAGAAGAATTAGTAGTACCAGAACCTTTCACTACACTAACATCAAGTCCATATGATATATTACCGTATGACATAGGACCATATGACGATAGTTTGAATGTTCCAGAAACACCTGATTACATAACCATAGCAAGAAATTCAATAAACAAGAATGCATGGTCACGTAGCAATCGCTGGTTCCATATTGATGTCATCAATTCCACAGCAGAATACAATAACAATCCTACTATCCCGGATGTTTATGCTACTCCTTTAAACAAAGCAAAAAGACCCATCATTGAATTCTATCCTAATTTGAAGTTATTCAATTCAGGTATCGTTGGTAAAAATAATATAGACTTTATAGATACAAGAACAACCAACGCATTTGACTTTGTTGAAAATCAACAGAATTATTATCCTGATGTACAGACATATACTGAATATGAAGGAACTATTAATCCTAATAATATATCTGTAACACTGTCATCATTATTGCAAGATCAATATTATCAGATCACTAGCCTAGGAACTACAGAGGCAGAGACATGGGAATTATTAGGAGCCGAATCACAACAAGACGGTGAATTCGAGACCAATGAAGAATATATCATTACTGATCTAGGCACTACCGATTGGGTAACAATAGGTGGACCTGGATCTTATAGCGTAGGTACTATATTTACTGCACTAACTCCGGGCGATGGTACTGGCAATGGTACAGCATTAAAAACATTATTCCAAGCAACACAAAGTGGTATAGTTAATTCAGATTCATTGACTGCTGGTTTAGAATATTCAATAGTAAGTCTAGGTACTACTCAATGGCAATTGATAGGTAATGCTACGGTCAATTCAGGTTTATTAGTACCCGGTAATGTGTATTTTATATGGGATTTGGGTGTAGGTACTGATTGGAACGTTGTAGCCGGTACTACAGGAGTCACATACAAAGTAGGCGATAAGATAACAGTAGTAAGTGCAGATGTAGGTCTTGGTTCAGCGATGCCGCAAAATTTCGTCGCCACCGGATCCGCTTTCGGTACAGGAACCGCCGTGCAAGGTTCAGGACAAATACTACCAAAAACAGTCACTACAGTAAGTATCGACCCTGATTATGTCACAGGTGTATTCACACAAGGACAATGGATCAATGATTTGATCTTAGGTGAAGAGAGCAGATTACCAGCCGGAACTAGAATTCTTTCTGTAGATACTACTGATCCTTATTTGCTTACTGTATATTGGCCTTTACCTGCAGACATCGCATCGGGTACCGGTGCAAGTTTTGTGGCTGCTACAAAGAATAACGCTGACTTACTCTTGTTCCCAGGATCAAGAGTAGTATTTGCCGCAGACGAAAATGAATTAATCAGAAACAAGATTTACACAGTAAACTTTAATACTACCGGATCCGAAACATATCCAGTCATTACACTTACTGAAACAGCAGACGGTGATGTTGTTGACGATGATATGTTTGCGGTACAAAGAGGTTTCAACAACATAGGAAAAACTTTCTATTTTAACGGCTTAGATTATGTTCAAGCACAACAAAAACAGACAGTCAATCAAGCACCGTTGTTTGATATCTTTGATGAAAACGGCATAAGTTATGGTGACCAAGTTGTATATAACTCTTCAACATTTGATGGTTGTAAGTTGTTCAACTATAAACTTGGCGTAGGAATCAATGACACGATTTTAGGTTTCCCTATCAGTTTCAGTTCGATCAATAACGTAGGTGATATATCATTCGAAGTATCATTATATACTCAAACATTTGATTATATCAATAACGGAAATTCTATAACATCGACTGTAAAGAATGGTTTTGTATACAATTATTCATCTAGAGTTGATTATGAAAGATTGATCGGCTGGCAGACAGCAGTAGCACCAAGTACACAATATCAATTATTCCAATTTGATTATAAAGCAAACAATCCTGTAACGGTATTAGATCCAGGTGATACTTTTGATTATACTGTGACTGTTAATGTACCACAGTTAAACGTAGATGATACTATATGGCCAAGCCTTGAAGTATACAACAACAATGATATATTGACGTTGGATACTGATTATACTGTGGAAAATACTTCAACATCAACTATAATCACAATCAAGTTAACAGAAGACATTGATACACCTATACAAGTATTGATATTGAGCGATAAGGTAAGCCAAGATGCGTATTATACTATACCTATCAACTTATCAAATAATCCATTCAATGCTGATCCTGCAACTGTAGATATAGGAGATATTCGCGGTCATTATCAATCTATCTATGATAACAATCCAGACACTACCGGAGTAATGTTTGGTCCTAACAATTATCGTGATCTAGGTAACTTAGTGCCATGGGGTAATCGCATTATTCAGAATAGCGCAAGTTTAGTATTACCCGGCGCATTATTAAGAAATCCTAGAAACAACTTATATGATGCTTTGATGTACAACAGTAGAGAGTACATTAAATTTAAGACTCTCTTGATCGATACTGTCGATAAGATATCATACCAGCAAAAATACGATCCAGCAATGTTGTTGGATGAAGCGATTGATGTTATAACTTCAGTCAAGAGCCAAGAACAACCTTTCTTCTGGTCTGATATGATACCTAACAAGGCGCCATATATCAGTAACACATACAATTTTGCTAACCAGTCTGAGACTAGTGTATTCCCATTGAGCAAGATTTACGATTTCAGCACAGCCAATTATGACGGCGTGCTGGTATACTCGCAACGAAGAATACAAGGTATAATAGTAACAAAACAATTAATAAAAAATATTGAATATATCGTAAGCACAGACAGCCCTAGCGTAACAGTAACTAAATTTTTAGAGAGTGGCGATAAGATCATCATCAAAGAATATAACCAGACATATGGTTCATATATTCCAAACACTCCTACTAAATTAGGCTTGTATCCATTATACGAACCTAAAGTTTTACTAGATACCACTTATCAAGAACCAACATATTTCATACAAGGACATGATGGTTCGTATAATAAATTATACGGTGACTATAATGAAGTTATAGGATTACCTGTAGATTTCAGAGATCAGGCTTTATTAGAATTTGAGACTAGAGTTTATAATAACATCAAGTTAAGCAATACTTTACCTGTCGATCTTGCAGAGATCGTACCGGGGTACTTCAGAGATTCATCATTGACTTATTTTGAATGGACTGATATATACAGCAGAAACTTCTTAGACTGGGCCGGCCAAAATAGATTGAATTACAAAACTCAATTGTATAGATCAACCGACCCTTATACATACAACTACAGAGAACAAAGCACATTCAAGTTAGATGGTAGCCAGATATTGCAAGGATATTGGAGAGGCATATATGAATATGTATATGACACTTCAACACCAAACTTGACACCATGGGCTATGATAGGTTACGCTAACAAACCAACTTGGTGGGAAGGTCGTTATGGAGCCGCACCATATACTAGTGACAACTTGATATTGTGGACAGATTTACAAGATGGTATCGATTATAATAACGGCGATCCTATAGTAAGACCATTATATCAGAGACCAGGGTTGCTAGATATCATACCGGTCGACGACCAAGGCAATCTAAAAGAACCATTAGATACAGTCATCGCAAACTATAATCAACTATCATTCCAGCGCGATTGGAGAGTGGGTGATGATGCTCCAGTAGAATATTCATATCGCAAGAGTTCAACATATCCGTTCGACTTGATGCGCCTTGAAGCATTATTGAAACCTGCTATATTCTATAATCTAGGTGCTGACATTGACAACTACAAATACAATGTTGAGTTTAATCAGTTCTTAGTAAATGGTAGAACACACTTAGTGCCGTCAGAGATAGAGATTTATGGCAATGGTGTCGCCAAGACATCATACTTAAACTGGATAGTAGACTATCAGAAACAGTTAGGTGTTGATGCTACCCAGAACATCACTGACCTATTGAATAACTTAGACGTAAGATTAGTATATCGCCTAGCAGGCTTTAGCGATAAGTCATTATTGAAGTTCTTTGTAGAAAAAGGAACACCTGAATCAAGAAACAGTTCATTGTTGATTCCTGATGAAAGTTATCAAGTAATACTATACGAGAATCAACCAATGACAAAATTGGTATACTCAGGTGTAGTAGTACAAAGCGTGGCTGAAGGATTTGCTGTGTTTGGTAACAGCCAGACTACTGCATATTTCAAGACTTTGAAACCTATAACAAATGGTCAAAGAAGCAGAATAACAGTACAAGATGTCAGCATACAAGTAGCAGATAGATATACAGCACAAGAAGAGATCGTACCATATGGCACTGTATTCTATACATACCAAGAAGTATCACAGTTCTTGTTGAACTACGGTGCTTGGTTAGAAGAGAATGGTGCAGTATTTGATGACCAGATACAGAACATACAAGTATCTTGGAGACAGATGGTCGCCGAGTTCTTATATTGGGCACAGACAGGCTGGACACAAGGTAGTATATTGACATTGAATCCAGCGGCACTACAATTGACTATCAACAAAGAAAGTCAAGTTGTACAACCATTGACTTATGCTAATAATAATTTCATATTAAACAACAATCTGTATCCTATACAGAATAAAGATTTGAACATATTCAGAGATGGCACTTTGTTCTCTGTTAAACCACTCAACGAAGGTGATGCAGTAGCATATGGACAATTCAATCTAAGCAATATCGAACACGGTATTGTTTTCCAGAATGAGACATTGTTCAACGACACTATCTATAATCTGATATCAGGATTAAAGCAGAACCGCATATATCTACGCGGCACTAAGAGCGGAGAATGGAACGGAACATTATTTGCTAGCGGTTTCATCTATAATCAAGATAATATCGAACAGTGGAGCCCTGACTTAAAGTATACTAAGGGCGCTATCGTCAAGTACAAAAACAAATTCTTCACTGCATTGCAGATCGTGCAGCCTGGAAAGAAATTCAAAGAAGAAGAGTGGAAGCAAACTGATTACGATGAGATTCAAAAAGGATTATTACCGAACAGTAGCACACGTAGTTATGAGAGCGCATTGTACTACAACACCAACACTGCCAACTTAGAAAAAGATGCAGATTTGTTGAGTTTCAGTTTGATTGGATTTAGACCAAGAGAATACATGGCAAGTGCTGACTTGACAGACATCACACAGGTCAACATCTATAAAAACTTGATCAAAGAAAAAGGTACATTGAACGCAGTTAAGGCATTCAAGGGTGCTAACTTACCTCAAGGCGGTATCGATTACGACATATACGAGAACTGGGGTATATTGCAAGGTACGTTCGGCGGAACATTAAACGACAACTTTATTCAATTTAGATTGAACGAGAATAATCTAACTGCCAACCCAAGCATCGTAGGTATAACTAATGGTAATGACGTAGAAGGTGCGCAACAACTTGTTCCTCTATATTCATTGTTCAATTATAATAGACCTATCAACAATCCTAACATATTACCTTTATTAGAAGATAACATTAATTATGAAGTATATCCAGATGCAGGCTATGTCAACATAAATGACGTAAAAGTTTCTGCTTATTTCTTTAATAATCTACCAACAGGTGTAGACAAAAATAGAGAGATCGTACCGATCAACAACATATATGTTGGTGATTATATATGGCTAGCAGACTATAGAGCAAGTTGGCAGATATTGACACCTACAAGCATTGGTCAAGTGATATTGGTACGCAACAACTTGAATAATACTTGCACAGTCACATTTGATAAAGATCACAATCTAAGTCAGTTTGATATTTTCAGTATCATAAATTTTGATAGCGCGGTAAATGGTTACTATGTAGTAACAAATGTTGTTAACACAAGACAAGTACTTGTGACATTATCATTACCTAACGGAACAAAGGCTATAACAGGTTTTGGTATAGGACTACAGTTCCAGACTCAGCGTGTTGCACAGCCGGGTAATATACAGTCTCTACCATTACTAGATTTTGAATTTGTCAAGAACACAGTGTGGGTAGACGAGAACACAAACGGAGATTGGGCTGTATATCGTAAGAATATAAACTATTCATATGAAAAAGAATTCAATAAACAAAACAGCGAGAAGTTTGGCTCAGCAGTAGCATATAGTCCATTAAGTGATTATCTATTCAGCGATCCTAACTTAGGCGAAGTCTATCGTTATCAATATGATGTGACTGATGGAGATTATCAATTAGACGAGACATTGACAGGTGATGTGAGTTTCGGTACTACTATTGTACACGAACAAAATATCTATGTGATATCACAGCCTGAAAATACTCCTAAAGTATTCTTATACACTGTAAACAATACTAAAGTTTCAGACAATATCATACTTTATCAAGAAATTGACGCGACCGATATAGATCCAAGCATCACTAATTTCGGCAAAGCAACAGCCTTGTCTGGTGACTTGAACTGGTTGTTCATAAGTGACTTTGATGAGGATATATCTTCAGCAAGAAATAATGTTCACGTATATCGTAGAACTAACGTAGAGACTGATGCAGGAAGTTTTGTTGTAGGTAAGACATATCAGATAACAAGCATAGGTGATACTGACTTTGAAGAAGTTGGTGCCGTCACAAATGCTATAGGTATCTACTTTATTGCTACAGGAATAGGTTCAGGTACCGGCACTGCTAAGAGTGTTGATTACGAGTATCTCACAACTATTGCTAGCGGATCTACTGCTATTGACAAGTTCGGACATTCATTGTCTACAAACTATTATGGTACTACATTAGTAGTAGGTGCACCTAACCAAGATCATCTCGCAACTAATAACGGCAGAAGTTATATCTATGATAGATTAGTACAGAACTATCAGATACAGCAAGAATATGTGGTAGGTGATACAGTTGACTTCACGTTGATATGGGCACCTACTGTAGGACAACCGTTAACTGTAACAAAGAACGGTATATTAATAGATAGCACAGACTATTCATTCACCGGCACTACGTTCAGTTACTTAGGTAATTTCACTATCGGTGACATACTAACTGTAAGCGGTAATGAATTTGTATTGGTACAAGAATTAAGTAATGCAAATAATCCTAGAAACGGAAGTCAGTTTGGATTTAGCGTAGATAATAATACACAAGGTACTGAGATATTAGTAGGTACACCGTTCTACTTAAGCACAGCAAATCAAGAAGGTGCAGCCTTCAGATATACATATGGTGGTGCTAGATTCGGTATTATAGCCGGAACAACAAATACTAACGTAACTGCATCTAGATCAATATTAGTGAATGGTTACTTAGTTAACATCTCAGTTGGAGATAGCACTCAGGCAGCAACTAATATAAACAATGCTAATATCATAAATGTCCAAGCATCTTCTGTTAATGGCAAATTGATCATTAGTTTGATAAATTTTGATCTGGCTTCTGCAAATCAAGAATTATTGTTGTCAGCAGATTTGACAACATTGAGTGAGTTAGGTATAGATTTATACACACAAACTCAGATCGTACAGAATCCACATAGTACAGGCCCAAGTCAATTTGGTACAGTTGTTAAATTCAACGACCAAAACAGTGTCGCTATATCAGCACCATCAGGAACACGCTATACATTAACTTCATTTGACTTTGTTGATGATGCAAATTATCAAAATGATACTATCTTTGATAACAACTCAACACAGTTCATAGATACATTTAATAACGCAGGCGCAGTTTATACTTTCGAGTATCTAGGCAACTATAACGAATCATTACAGAACATAGGTAATTACACTTATGCTCAAAGCGTTAACGCACAGAACTTAGTTTATGGTAGTCAGCCAAGATATGGTTCTGCTATAGATTGGTCAGATGACAAGATCGTGATCGGTAGCCCTGACTACAGACCTGAAGACATTGATGGTCAAGTAGTGATTTATGTGAATAACACAGGTGAGAAAAACTGGTCTGTATTGAGACACGCAAATCCTGTAGTTGATATCGAAAGAATATACAACATACAGATGTTTGACGGGGAGACTAATAATACTCTAAGCAACTTAGATTATATTGATCCATTACAGGGTAAGTTGTTAGGTGCAGTACAGCAGAACATAGACGTTATTTCTAACATAGATCCTGCAAACTATAACAACGTCAACAGCCCGCAAGGCATGATATGGGGTGAAGCGCAAACGGGATCAATCTGGTTCGATACATCAAATATAAAATATATCAATTATCATCAAAATGATAATAGTTACAACGCACGTTATTGGGGGACGTTATTCCCAGGCAGCGATGTAGCAGTATGTACTTGGGTAGCAAGTAATGTATTACCTTCATCATATCAAGGTCCTGGCGTACCTAGAGACATAACTAACTACACAGTACAAACCGTATTGAATTCATCTAATACTATAACGCCTGTATATTATTTCTGGGTCAGAAATTATGGTATCGTGTCACCAGGTAAATCACTCGCTGACATTAATATCGCAGCCTATATAAACAGTCCTGTATCATCAGGCATAAGTTACTTGACTCCTATCAATTCTGATGCTGTTGCTCTTTACAATACAAAACAATTCTTGAATGCAAATAGCACTGTGTTACAGATAGGATTCAGTACTGGACAGCAAGATAATCCTGCTCATCAATCATTCACATTGATACGAACAGATTATGCTGATGACTTCTTACCGGGCGTGCCTGGAACAAGAGGCTATGTCACACCACAGTCATTATATGACAGATTATTAGACAGTTTATCAGGTGTAGATGAGACCGGTGCAGTAGTACCTAACCCATTCTTACCTAAAGCAGTACAATCAGGCGTGTTGGCAAGACCAAGACAGAGTTTCTTCTATAACAGATATCTTGCGATAAAGAACTATCTACAGTTTGCAAACACTATAATGAAACTGTTCCCGATCAGCGAGATCAGATCATTTAATTTCTTGAACACTTCAGGAACTTATTATGATACTAGTAACTATTGGGAGTATATCAACTGGTGGGCACCAGGTTATGACAACAACACTAAGTCTGTCACACAGGTACCTATATATGCTGATTTATCTGCGCTTGAATTTGCATCAGGTACTATCGTTACTGTAGCACAAAACGGCTATGGTGCTACTGAAACATATCGCTATGATGGTGATGGAGTTTGGACTAGAATAGGATTACAGAACGGTACTATCAGATTCAAAGATGAACTATTTGATTACAACGCAGCCGGATTTGGTTTCGGCGGCACGTTCTACGATACTGACAGTTATGACGTATATCCAAGCGAAGAAACACGCTGGATCATGCGCGCCTTGAACGAACAGATTTATACAAACGAATTGTTGATTTACAGAAACAAGAGTTTGATATTGTTGTTCGAATATATTCAAGAAGAAACTGATGAAAATCAAAACTATCTACCATGGTTGAACAAGACATCATTAGTTGATGTGGCCCACAAAATTCGTGAACTAAAACCATTACAAAATTTCGTAAGCGACAATGAACTATTCTTAGAAGGTTATGTGAATGAAACTAAACCATATCACGTAGTCATCAAAGAATTCTTATTCGATTACACAGGTGGCGATGTATATCCAGGCACATTAACTGATTTTGATTTGCCTGCGACTTATGACACAACTATAGATAGATTCGTAAGCCCTGAATTAGTATACAACAATGCTGATACAGAATATGAATTCTTACCAGATGATCCTATATGGCAGACTGAAAAATATAAAGAATGGTTTGATAATCACGGAGTAAGTCTATCCGGTCAAGACAATTATCAGATAGCAACATTAGAATCATATCTAACTATCACTAGCCAGAATATCATTGTTGATAATCCACAAGGATTCCCAATCAACGGAACATTCACTATAGGTTCAGAAAAGATAAGTTATGCTACAGTAGATCGTGCAACCGGCATCATTACTGGCTTGACTAGGGGCGTAGACGGAACTACTATCGTAGATCACTTACCGGGTGAATTGATTTATATGAATCTACCGGGTGTATTATTATTAGATGGCGGTCGTGGCTATGCTAACCCTCCTAGAGTTATAGCAGTAATAGACACTACTGTATATCCAGAACCAAGACAAGAAGCAGTTCTTGAGGCTGTCATGAGCCTAGACAGTGTAGTAGGAATAAACATTATAGATCCAGGTCAAGGCTATGCCGTGCTGCCTGAAATCGTTATAGATCCTGCTGATACTTTCACTTTTAGTAGCGGCAACGTGAATACTGTCACAAACACTATAGAACTATATGCTCCAGCATTGACTACAGGTGATCTAGTACGATATGTGGCCGGTACCGAGAATATCGGTGGTCTTGCAGATCGTCAATATTATTATGTAAACGTATTGGATTCAAGTCCAACTACTATCGCGGCATTGTATACAACTTATGCAGATGCGTTGAACGACAACACTAGAGTAAGATTGTTGAGTCAAGGCACCGGCAGTCAAAGTTTTGAATATGGTGCAAGAGCAACACCTATAACATCAAGTTATCCTGTCAGAGAAAACAATATCACATTGCGCTTTGACAGAACAACATATGATACACAAGTAACTGATTGGGCTCCTAATACATTCTACGGTGGTGAGTTTGTCAGTTACTTGCTTGAAGCATCAAGCAGTAGCGTATCATTAGCCTCAGTACAACCTGACATCAATACTATATTATCTAGCGCAGAAGGTACAGCATTTCCGTTAGTCAATGTAACAAATGATAGACAAGTAGATTGGTCGAGTTTTGAACGTACAGTAAGTGCTATCGTGTCAAACAATGAACTTATATTGAGTTACACTAGTTCAGGTACAGATGAGTATCCATCAGGATCAACGATAGGTTTCTATGTTGGCATGCCAGTCAAGTTTGAAGGTGACACAGGTTCTGAGATAGTTGAAGGAACTACATATTACATCAATGAGATCATAGGTCTTGATACATTCAAGATCAGCACTACAGAAAGTGGTAGCGCACTATCGCTTGCTCCTATCCCATCTGCTGATTTCAAGATGTACACAGCGAAAGTTATTGATACTGCGGTACTCACATCGATATACTCAGGCTACAGAAATGTAACTAACACATATTCTGGAACTAACTCAGTAAGAGTCGCATTGACCGATATAGGTACCGGCGGCACTAATGGATTCTATACAAATCTACCCGTGTACTTTACTACAGGCGGCGGAATGTTCGGAACTAATGCTATGTTCTACGTAGTTTCAGTGTTGGGTAGCGAAGAATTCACATTGAGAGACGCATTCTCATCTGAGCCTGCTGTGGTCAGAGTCTATCAGACAAACTTGGCAAATCAAATCATAGTTGAAAATACTAATGGCTTAGAAGTTGGCGATCCAGTAGTATTTGATAGCATAGCAATCAATGGCGAACCATCTGATACTTTTGGAAACATTGATAAACAAACGATCTATTATATCAAGACTATTGGTATCAATGTCATTACTATTAGCACTACTGTAGGTGGACCTACATTCTCTACTGGAGTAGTTGCACCCGCTGATGACACATATTGCTTTATTACTAGCCAAGCGAATGTATTAACATTAACCACACGTTCAGGTAATGCTACTATGGTAGTAGGCGTACCGATCAGCCCGGGTCAAGTAGATGGACAAGCGTTCACGTTCTATCCATCATCACAAAACTATGCTGATGTTACTACTCCTGATTTAGTATATGGAAATCTATTAGAGAAGACAATCGTACAGACATTAGCACCTTATAATCAGATAGCATATAAACAGAATAATAGCGGCTTATATATTGATATACCTTTCACTGTAGAATCAAACATCGGTGGATTAGTAACTGGTAAAACATATTATGCATATGATTTAACTAATGTATTGATAGATTGCCAATCAACAGCAGGAACTTTGTTGACTTATGATGCTAGTTTCTTAGGTACAACGATGACTGTAACTAATGCATCCGGTACCGGAATATTATATCCAGGATCATTAGTCACAGGAAGTAACGTTCAACCTAACACATATATTGTAAGTTATATTTCTGGTTCAGGCGGTAACGGAACATATGAAGTAAGCACAACATATTTTGTTCCAGTAGTGACCACTGGTTGCACTACAACCAATGGTATTATTACAGTCGATACTGATTTCGATACAAACATGATGTATGTAGGCATGCCTATTGTATTCACTGAACAAAGTCTAGGTGGCACATTGTTAGATTACACATATTATGTTCGTCACATAATAAATTCAACACAATTTACCATAGCAGCCGTAGAAAACGAATCATCAGTGACATTAACTACTGCCAGTGGCAATATGCTAGGTACAGGTAGCCCTGTGATGAAATCATATCTGCCTGTAGGCGAATTAGTATCAGGTGATGATTACGAGATCAAATTCATAGGTACTACTGTTTTCTCATCATTGGGTGCGACTTATCTTGTGTCTGGAAATGCTGTAACAGTAGGCAAGTATTATATCATAAAAGATTTAGGATCTAATACTAATGCATTCTGGAGAACAGTGACTGGCGATCCTACACTAGTAGTAAGTTCTGAAGATATTTTATATGCTAAGAACCCGGGTACTTTAGGTATCAATGACGGTACTGCATATCAAACAGATTTCACTTGCAACAGTAACCCACAAACAGGTACAGGTCAAGCCACTGTAGTATTGACTAATGATTCTGGATCGGTGACTTGGAATCAAGAAATCACACAGGATCCTACTTTTGATATAGGATACGTTTTAGGTGGTTACAATGTAATCATCAATGACGGTGGTACTGGATTCACACAAAATAACACGATCACTATACCAGGTGATGCATTGGGAGGAACTACTCCTGACAATGATTTAACATTGACTGTATCAAGAATCAATCCTATCATAGCAGGTACATATAGTTGGTCACTACCATTACAGAGTGATGGTGCTATCACTAAAGTAATAAGCAGTGGAACTCCTACTGGTACTATAACAACTTACTTCTTGAAAGTAACCGGTGCAAACACATTCAAAGTTTACAGTGATCCATTGATGCAAGTTCCTGTAAGCGGAGTCAATTTCCCATATCAAGGATTTACTCAAACTAGCATAACAAATGTATCGTCTACTGTTATAACTTTAGATGATGCGACCGGCTTTGCTGTGAACGATCCTATCGTATTCAATGATTTAGATTCAGGTATTACATTAACAGTTGGGCAAACATATTATGTGTTGAGTGTCGCAGGAAACAATATTACAGTAGCAATCAATCCAGGTGATACTGCTGTAAATGCAGGATCAGGAGTTTCTGGTACTGCGACAAAACCCGGCTCGTTCATGCTATTGCCTGAACCGTTAATATTCACACCAAGCATAGTGAAATACAACAACCGTGTATGGGCATGTACATTATCAAACAATGATAGCGAATTCGTGTTCGGTAAATGGGAAGAGTTGCGTTCAGATGATCGTAGACTCAATGCATTAGATCGTGCTAAAGGATACTATGCACCAACCGTCAATATGCCTGGCATGGATCTAACACAGTTGTTTACAGGATTGACTTATCCTAACACTACATATAAAGGTAACATGTTCCAGCCTGATCAACAGTATCCTGTTGATACACAGTTGGTCGATTTACCATTCGACCCAACTCAGGTCAGTATACCTGCAATAGAGTGGGACGGTACTAATTATATTGCACCTGCTAACTTGCCTAATTATGCGGCGGTGATCGCAGACTTAGAAGTACAAGATGATTGGTTATTATCTAAACTTGCAAATCAAACATTATCGTTGACTGATATAACTAGGGGTGATGGCATTTATGTCATGAGTTCTAGAAACAGTCCTACACCATTGTTCAGTAGCGCAGACAAATCAATATGGAGTGTTAATGGTTATCTTGTGCCTATCGGTACTCCGGTTGATTCTATTGATTTCTTCAAACAACGTTTGATTGCTTCAGGGCTACAATTAAATGCAGTGTCATACGAGAATGATAGATATTTTGCTGTAGGTACGAAAAACATAATCGTAAGTGATGATGCGTCATTATGGTTCGAGATTTTTGTGCTCCCGCAAAATCCCGGCATTACGAGACAATTATTTGATATTTCTTATGTCGAAACTACTCAATTCCACGGATATATTGCAGTAGGTGCTAATCAAACCGATCCACTTATATTAAAGAGCATGGATGTAAGAGAAGGAGATTATAATCAAACAGTTTGGACTAGAATAACCGGATTGAGCAATAGATCACTCAAGGGTGTGACTTCGGGGTTTGATACTATCTACACTGTAGGAACTAACGGTGGTGTATTATCAAGCACTAACGGAACTATTTGGCTACAGACTCAGCAAGGTACTACAAATTATAATGCTGTAGAATTCGCCGATAACACATTAGTATTAGTAGGTGATGGCGGTGTAGTAAGAGTATCTACTGATGGAACTACGTTCACAGTCAAAGCAACCGGTACTACAGAAAACTTAAACAATGTCATCTATGTAGAAGATAGAGGTCAGTGGACTATAGTTGGTGACAACAATACTGTGTTACAAACTTTAGACATCACAGCGCCAGTAGTAATATGGGATACTACACAGGTGTTCTCAACTCCAGAACCAGAGTATATTGTACAGGGTGATCCGTTCCAAGCAGGTTATGGCCCAGAAGAATTAGTGCCGGGTATCGTATCTGATCAATTAACTATGATTGTTAATACTAGAGCAGGTACAAATTGGTCTGCTACTGAGTATGCGCATGTGGGCTACAACGTAGTTTCTATTGAACTAGAAGAAGACGCATCTAATGAATATAGTTTCAGCGAAGTGGTACAGACACCTGCATACATCAGTGTATTCTTGTTGACTGACGAGTTGAGCGTCACATTATATGAAACAACTGATTATACTATTGATTGGGTAACCAAAGTAGTCACACTAAATTCAGCATTGTCAACAGGCGAAAAATTACGCATAGATGTATATGAAGTAGGTAATGGCGATCAGTTAATCAAGTCAAGCACAGAAAATGAACCTATAGAAATAAATGCTGTGACTGGTTTTGATGAAATAAACTTAGATTGTAATTACACAACTCTTGGTTATAACGGTGGCGGTATAGTACAGCCAGATAGTTATCCTATCAGCGTAACAGCATTTGATACTGAAAGCGGTACAGACTTCATCACAGTAGATGATGTGTCTAACTTTACATTAAACGAAGAAGTATATTTTGCAGGCGATGTGTTCGGTGGTGTTGCTATAAACACTCCGTATTATATCAAGTCAATCAATACTGTTAGAAACACTATAACTGTAAGCGATACATTAGTATCAGGTATAGCAGGTCCTATACTACCACTAAGTACTGACGCAGGGCAGATGTCTGTGATACTTGAAAGAGCATCAGGTCAGTTCTGGACTGAGCCAGCAGTATTCTATAATGGTACTAAACTAGTTTCAGGCTTGACAAACTATGTAATAGCAACAAATGCCGCAACACATGCATTGACTACATTCTCTACAGTTGGATTAATAGTAGATCAACCAATAGTGTTCAGCGATACTATATTTGGTAGCATCATACCACATGTAACTTATTATGTATATCAGATTGTAAGTGCTACTGAGTTCAGAATAAGAAACGGTGCCGGAGATCCAATATACTTAACTTCAGCCTCTGGATCAGCAATCTTTATCACTAATGATTATGCGGCTACATTGGCAGCAAATCAAGTTAATGCCAAGATTATTTTTGCAGGCAGTTATGATAAGACAGTTGATTATATATCATACTCATTCTTTGGACCAACAGAGCCACAGCAATATGGATTTACGTTACCACAAACACAGACGTTCTTGGGTCAAGGTAGTGTTGGACCTTACACACTAGATAATTATCTAGGTGGTTCTAATCCAACTAATGCGATAGTAGAAGTCAATGGATTAAGAATAGATCCAAGTGAATATAATATCTATTTTGCTAACGATACATTAGTATTCGTCAGCATGGCACCTACTCCAACAGATACGATTGCAGTTACAACATTCAATGATACTCAACGTCAATATTTGTTTACAACAGAATATACAGGCATCCAAGTATCACCTATCAGTTATGTCAACAACGTGACTATTCCTGTGACTGTGACTACAACAATACCTCATGGATTATTAATTGATGATATCATTAGAATTGATGGCGTTAGTGGTTCAACACAATTGAATAATCAGAAATTCATCATCAATGTGACAAGTGCCACTGAGTTTGAATTATATGAGTATGCACCGGGCGTGACAGATTACACAGCATCAGAAGCAGTAACTAATGTGAACACATATACTGGTAGCGGATATGTATGGTTAGCAGATAGTTACATACTTGAGAATAAGTATGCTACTCAATCAGACTACAACAATGTCACAGAGCAATGGGTAATGACAGTTGATGAAGTTGATGGATTAGTTTCAGAGACTCCTGTATACTTCACAGAAGATGGGGTAGAGTTGGGAGATCCGACATCAATACCTCAAATCATTGCAGGTCAGAAATACTATATCAAAGATATCAATGAATTTGATAATGAATTCAGTATCAGCGATACACAGGGTGGAACTGCTAAAACATTATCTATCGCCGGCCCTGTCAACGTTCGCGTCACTCAGTGGGAACAAACTAACGTAGACCGTCTATGGGTAACTGTAAATGGTTATCGTGTATCTTCAAACAATCTAAGATTGAATGATGCAAACGAAGTCAGTATATTAACTGAAGTCTTACCAGGTGATACAGTGGTGATCACTAGCATGATGCCTTCAGCAAGTCCTGACGCACAAACTTATATACAAACTGTTGACAAGACAGGAGAAGGTAGTGTTTACAGAGCCAACACAGAAACAAGAACTTGGATGACAGAAAATATTGGTGAATACATGGACAGAATTCAAGTAGATGATGTTCGCAAATTAACCAATAGCACTACACAAACAAATACGACTCCTGTAGCAGTATTTGGTAATCATGAGATAGGTCTGATCGCTAACAGATTCGATATATTGCAGGTTCGTGTATACAATAATAATCCAGCAAGATTAGGTTATATTGATGAAGATTATATCACTGTGCGTGTTTCTGGTCTAGGACCATTCGTACTGATTCAGTCAGGTGATTGGATACAAGCAGGTGACATATTGACTATCACTACATTAGAAGGTAAAACCATCTATGTTAACGGAGAGTACATGACTATACTGAACGTTGACGAAGAAAACAATATCATCAATGTACAGCGCGGAGCATTAGGATCAATGGTAAATGTGTATATACCAAAATACAGCACAGTTTACAGCCTTTTAGAAGACAACCGTATGAGTCAGATAAATTATGATGATACTTGGAATAAAATACCAGGAATCTATAACCAGTCGCAAGGTGATCCTTTACAGATAGCCGTTAGCAGTGGTGCAAATTTCTTAAGAGTGGACGTTACGTAAATGATAAATAAATCTATAGGACAAAAATCAGAACCTGTCGATAAAAAGCCGGATGTTGAAGCCAAAAAACCCAATGAAAATAACGGGGTTTATATGTCTTCACATGTCAAGATTTTTGATCCTAATACAAATGAAATTTTTGTCCAAAAGAGGGCTGACGATTAAATGATCACATTATCATATAAGATTGAGGGTTTCTTAAAAATCTACGATCCAAATACTATGGAAGTTTACGTAGATAAAAAGAACGCCATCAACTACGAAAACATGAGTGAAGCACTTGCTGACACATTAAGCAATCGCGGATACGGTGAGATATATCAGATGGCCTTTGGAAACGGTGGGGCAAGCGTAGATGAGACAGGTATCATCACGTATCTTCCACCCAACACTACAGGTCAAAATGCTGCCTTGTACAACGAGACTTATGCTAAGATCGTTGATGATACCAGCGTTTTTAACTTGGATCCTACACGCAACAAAATGACTGTGAATCATACTTCAGGTAAGTTATATACAGACATTTTAGTTCAATGTTTACTAGATTACGGCGAGCCTGCAGGACAGGACGCATTCGATAACAGCACACAAACTGACTCAAGTTTCATCTTTGACGAACTAGGGTTATTAGCAAATTACGGGACTGATAATGATGGTAATATCATCACTCGACTGTTGACACATGTGATTTTTCACCCTGTCCAGAAGAGTTTGAACCGTCAGATTCAGATAGATTACACGGTGAGAATACAGAGCCTCACTAATCAGATTACTTTATAAGATAAATAAGATAGCGGAGTTATTTTACTATGGCATATACGATTGTTAAAAGCGACGGAACAGTACTGACTACTATCGCAGATGGTACGATCAATACTACAAGCACATCGCTGGGGTTGCCCGGTAGAAACTACGCTGGATATGGTCAAGCCCTAGACACGAATTTTGTTCATGTTCTTGAGAATTTCGCGGATAACACTCCCCCTGCAAACCCATTAAGAGGTCAGTTATGGTTCAACACGAACGATAACACATTACGAGTTTGTCCAGCAGACGGAGAAAGTGTAGCCAGTGAATGGTTGATACTTGCAAGTACAAGTAGCACAGGAACCACTACTTTCGGTAGTGTGACAATTACCGGAGACTTAGCATCAAATAATGCCACTATCACTAATACGTTGACAGTAGGAACTATAGATTCTGTTAACATCAGCGTATCCGGAAATGCGAACATCACTACTGCTAATATAGGAAATACGTTTACTACTGTTATTTCTACAGGAGCAAACACTAATCCAGGAACACTAACAGGAACTTGGACATTGACTTCGGGTTCTACGTTGCAAGCGACATATGCTGACTTAGCAGAACGTTTTGAGTCTGATACTGAACTAACACCCGGTACAGTAGTAGAATTAGGCGGCAGAAAAGAGATTAGAGCAGTACGTTATGAATTAAGCGAAGATGTTTTTGGGGTTATATCAAATACTGCGGCTTACCTGATGAATTCAGGCGCTGGCCCAGATAAAACTCATCCCCCTGTTGCAATGTCAGGTCGTGTAAAAGTTAAAGTTGTGGGGAAAGTTGTAAAAGGACAACGATTAGTAAGTGCAGGTGAAGGTTTAGCCAGAGCCGCACAAGATGGTGAAGCCACTGCGTTTAATACTATTGGCAGATCCTTAGAAGACAAACCTACTGTAGAAACGGGTACAGTAGAAGCAATTGTCATTATAAGATAAATAAGAATATAAATTGGTAGGATTGAAAACATGACTTACGCACAATATGGTTTAGTACAGGCAGCAGATTATAACGCATTAACGGGAGGTCCCTCATCGACCACTGCTAATACGTTAAATGTAACATGGGCCACAGGTACAGGTAATGCAGGCTACGGACAGACTGCTGAGGGTAACGTTGCTATCGGCGACTCAGTTACAGCAGATAAATGGGCTAACCTCGTAAATAAAACATCAAATTCTGCCACGCATCAGGGTTCAACTATCAGTAGCGTAAGTGCTCCTGTAGCAGGTGGCACAGTGACGTATGTTTCAGCCATTCCTACTAACCTATCAACAATTTACAGTAATAGATTAAATGCTCAAACAGTAGGTAGCACAACAGCAAATACTGCTACACGCGGTACAACATGGAACGCAGCATTAACATTCACACATACTGCTACATTTGCCAACGCAGATGCCGCACGTTATTTCTTTAACGCAGGTGGTTCACTAAAGATCACTTGCTCACACCCGGCCGGCACGACCATTAATTTGTTGTTTAACAACTTAGCAAGCAACGTTGGTACAGTAGCACTAAGTTCACCTGTCAGTGGTTCAATCTCTGTAGCAGGTACAACTTATAATGGTGTAACTAAAGTAGGTGGCGGCGGTAATGCTCCAACTATTTCTACAAACTCAGGCTTCTATGCATTGACAACTGCGAACACAACATTGTTCACACAAACTGCTAGCACAGGCCCAGCCGCATATCTAAGCACATTCATTCGTGTGATCGGTGCGGTAAACTCAAACGCTTCACCTTCAGTGGTGACATTGTATACAGTTTGGGACGAAGTTCCAGATGGATTTACAGTGACAAGCGGCACAGCCACTACATTGACTGCCCAAGCACCCGAGACTACAAACTTGGCAAATACTTGGGGCACAATCACGTTGGCTGGTTCAGTAACTGGTTCATAATTTTTACCAGCACACGAAGTCCATCTAAATACTCGCAAAGGAGTATAAAGTATGGACATCAATACACTTTTGTCTGATGCAAAAGCACGTTTTAGCCATAATTCCGCTAAACATTATCTAAAAGAAAAATATAGTTCTAAATTAACGGTTGCCGATCAGGGTGGGTTATGGAAGGCTGATAAAGAAACGATCAGCATTTTAAATTCTCTACAGGGTGATAAAGTTATTATTATGGATACTTTTGAGAACCCGGTCGAAGTAGATAGAGTAGAATTACTTTCTAAATTAACAACTATCTACAACGAAACTATGGTTTCGTGGCTTAAAGAACTCAAAGAACTTGAGGCAAAAAGATGACACGCGGTGCGTTACTTTTTGCATTTAACTCACCCAAATATGATTATTACGCTATGGCAGAACATACTGCAAAGCGTATTAATCATTTTTTAAACATGCCAGTCACTTTAGTTACTGATGAAGAATCATTAGGTAGCGCAACCAATTATAAATTCGATAAGGTAATAACCGTAGTACCTGATAAAAAGAATAGACGAGATTGGGGCATATGGATCAACAAAGGCAGATATCAAGCATATGAACTTAGTCCATATGATGAGACATTATTGCTGGATGTTGATTATGTTGTTAACAGTGATAGGCTAAACAAGTGTTTCGAAGTATACGATGATTTTTGTTGTCATGATAATACTGCATATTACATGCATCCAAAAGCAGAACAAGAAGTATTAAGTGCATATAGTTTTAAGACATTATGGGCTACTGCCGTAGCATTTAAGAAAACAAAAAGAGCCGAACAAATATTTCAAAGTTTGAAAATGATTCAAGATAATTTTGATCATTACTCAAACATACATCATTTTATAGCAAATACTTTTAGAAATGATTATGGTTTGACTTTAGCATTACGATTGACTAACGGTCATACTATATTACCCAGAGATATCATACCTTGGAATCTATTACACATTGGTAAGAACACCAGCGTGTATCCAAATAGTACTGATGAATTTAACACTGAGTATACTATGTTGTTTGACAACTGGCAGAGGGGAAAGATTAGAAAAGAATATATTGTAGTCAAAGATACGGATTTTCACCTCATGAATAAAGACAACTATGCGGAGTTGATTAAACATGAATAAAGGATTTGTAATTTTAGCACAAAACACAGAATTTGTGAATTATGTAAAATGTGCAGAAGTTTTGGCATATAGCATTAAAAAACATATGCCGGATGCCAACATAACATTGATATCTGATAATGTAGATAGTTCAAAATACTTTGATAAAGTCATAGCATTACCATATGGTGATCTAGATCCTAGTAGCAATTGGAAATTGATCAATGACTGGCAAGTGTATGAAGCGAGCCCGTATGAGTATACTATTAAGTTAGAAGCAGACATGTTTCTTCCTGCGTCTATCGATCACTGGTGGAATACTCTTACACAAAGAGATATAGTGATATGCTCTACCATACGTGACTTCAAGCAACAAATTAGCGGGCAAAGATTCTATCGTAGATTCATCGATGAGAATAAACTACCTGATGTGTATAATTCTATAACTTATTTTAAGAAAAGCGAAACTGCAAAATATTTTTTTCAGTTAGTGCGACAGATTTTTGAGAATTGGCCTCAGATACGTGCTACATTAAAATGCGGAGTAGCAGAACCTGCTACTACTGATTGGGTATATGCATATGCGGCACACATCATAGGTGCTGATAAAGTCACTATGCCTTTTTATAAAGACTTGTCTATGGTCCACATGAAACAATGGATCAATGGATTACCTAGCGAAGACTGGACTGATGTGTTGATATATGAAGCATTGCCAGAAACATTGCGTGTCAACACAGTGCCGCAAATGTATCCTTTTCACTATCATGTTAAGACCTTTGCTGATAAACTAGAGAACTGCTATGGATGAAGAAAAAGATTATGTGATGGTTTTCGAGGCTCCTAAAATAGAGCCGCCTGAATTTCGTTTATACTATGACGAAGAAAACGGCAAGGTGTTGTTTTATACCTGCGAAAAACCTGAAGGAAAATATCTAATTATAGATAGCGTGACATTTGCTTGTGCTAGGCAGGATGTAAGAGTAATCGATGGTAGATTGTCTACAGTCAATCCATCATGTATCATTAGCAAACTATCTCCTGACTCAAATGATGGCAAGAAGTGTCATAAACAAGATGTCAGCATAATAGCAAATGAAGATGATACAGAAGTTCAATACTGGAAATTAAAGACCTATGAGTTGGGATGATATCGTTGACGTTGCTGATTTAGATTGCATATATCTAAGTTATGATGAACCACAAAAAGAAGAGTTCTGGATCAAGATCAAGAACATGGTTCCATATGCCAAGCGTGTCGATGGTGTCAAGGGTAGCGATGCCGCGCACAAAGCGGCAGCAGAAGCAAGCGATACAGAAAGATTCATACTTATCGATGGGGATAATATGCCCAACGAAGAATTTTTTAACTTGCAGTTTGATTTTCGTGATCTAGATCCTAATTATAAAAAAGCACAGTTTCGCTGGAAAGCCATTAATAATATTAATGGATTGAGATATGGTAATGGTGGTATGAGTTCATGGACAAAAGATTATGTCATGAATATGAAGACTCATGAACATACCGACGGTAGCACAGCGACACAAGTAGATTTCTGTATGGATAGTGGTGATAGCCTTTATTGGGCTATGTATGACTGCTATTCGACTACCTTCCCCAATCAAACTCCCTTCCAAGCCTGGCGTGCAGGATTTCGTGAAGGCGTAAAGATGTGTCTTGACAGAGGGGCTAGACCTA